CGGGTCGGCTGGCGGCTTTGCCAATTGCATCGGCAATGAAATCAAAGCCGACGTTGACGATGATGTTGTCCTTGTGGACCGTCTCGACTTCACCGCTTGCGCGGCGAAGGATGAGTGTCATTGCGCCCTGAAGCTGCATGGATTCGTCGATCATGAAAGATCCTCGTGAAGTGGAAATGGATATCGGCATAGGGGGCCTCCGTTGTAGTAGGAGGCGCCCCTGCCACACCACCCGGCATGCGGGTCCGCACCGGGCGGTTCGAGAGGTTGAGGTTATGAGAGTCGAGGAACGCCCAGCCGATCGAAGTACGCGATCGTTAGCACGCGGTTGATTCGTTTTGCACTGTTGACCCACCAGCACCGCGAATTCGCCGCAACCCGCCGCGCATCGTCATCGGATGCGCCCAGAGCCTTGAGTTCACGGTACATGGTCGTGCCACGCCGCCACTGCTTGAGCTGAATCGCTCTCAGGCGGTGGCGCAGCCACTCGTCTAGCTCGCGCCAGACCTTGGGCGTTTGCGCCAATCCAAAGTAGCCCTTCCAACCCAGCAAGTAGGCACGCAGTCGCTCGGCGATCGCGGTCATACTGCGCCCGCTCGAGCGTCGAGTGAGCTGGCGAACCCGCTGCTTGAAGTCAGCCAGCGACTTGTCAGCCACCCGGCGCTTGACCTCGCCGCCCCGAGCCATCCAAAAACTGTAGCCCAGGAACTTGCGGGCAACCGCGCTGGCCACCGTACTCTTGGCCTCGTTGACCGTAAGTCGCAGCCGTGCGTAGAGCCGACGCAGCAATGCCATCACCCGCTCACCTGCCTTGCGACTGCGGACGTACACGTTGCAGTCATCCGCATAGCGAGCAAAGCAGTGGCCCCGCCGCTCCAACTCCCTGTCCACCTCGTCGAGCAAGACGTTGGCCAGCAGCGGGCTCAGCGGCCCGCCCTGCGGGGTCCCCTGATATCGCTCACTGATCACGCCTTCCATCATGATCCCGGCGTCCAGATACGCCCGGATCAGCCGCAACACGGCCGTATCGGTGATCCGCTTGCCGAGTCGATCCATCAGCATGTCGTGATTGACCCGGTCGAAGAACTTCTCCAGATCCACATCCACCACGACCCTGCGCCCGGACTGCACGAACGCTTGAGCGGCAAGCACCGCATCGTGCGCTCGCCGGCCCGGCCGAAAGCCGTAGCTGTGCTCGCTAAAGGTGGGGTCCAGTATCGGCTGCAGCACCTGCAGCAGCGCTTGCTGAATCAACCGGTCCGTCACCGTCGGGATCCCGAGCTCGCGCTCGCCCCCTCCAGGCTTCGGAATCATCACCCGTCGTACCGGACTGGGCCGGTACGTCCCCTGCATCAGCCGCTCGCGGATATCCGCCCACACGGACCTCAGGTGTTCAGCAGTCTGGCCAATGTCCAGACCGTCTACCCCCGCTGACCCCTTGTTAGCTTTAACCCGCTTCCACGCTCGTTGCAGGTTCTCTCTCGTCAGGGCCGCTGCAAGCAGCGACCCTGACCCTGTGCCCTCGGTTGCGCGACGCGGGCCTCGGGTTTCGTCGCTGGACGGTTGGCGTGCGGCTTCACCGCTTGCTACCCCGCCCCGCCCGGATCGCTCCGGCATCTGACGCATGACCTTCGACATCGGCACGGCCTCGTGCACTCCCTCTCGTTCGGCCCTTCGCCCCTTCATGGCGGCTACTACGACCTCTGCTGACTTCTCGCTCCGGCTTGCACCGTCGCCCTTTCAGGCATAAGGCGAGATCTCCCCGGGTAAGAACGCACTCCTTCACCGCACAGTCGCCGGATTTACGCCACTTCGCCTTGATCACGAGAGCTTCGCAGTTCTATGCCCGCTCGCCCTGCTCGGCAGCGCCTTCTATCCGGTTCTTGTCCATCGACTCGCGGCTTACGCTCCGCGCTTCCTTCCCACAGTCGGTCACCCTCCTGCAGTTGCGCTTCACTTCGTTCGCTGTGATCAACTTACGGCGGGACTTGCACCCGCAGGAGTGCGCCCGTGCCGGGCGCACAAAGAAAATGGCGCTGCCTCTTGCGAGAACAGCGCCACGGTTGGGAATGCGTTTGAAAAATTCGGTCTAGTACAGGCGCAAACTGGTGAAGGCTCCGATAGGCGCAAGGGCTGCGCTTGCTGACTCGACATCTGCGCCCATGCGGCCAACGAAGAGCCGCCGCTCGGAGGCAGTCTGGCAGACACCAATGCAAATACGATCGGTCATCGACACGGCGAACGGGACAGTCACTTGTCGGGACAGTTGGTCTTCCAAGAAAAAGACCGATGTGGCCGCGTCATAGCCCACCAAAAGCAGCCCTGCGGCTCCGGTTGCAACCCAGATCACGCAAGTTGTGACCTCGGCAGGGATGAACCAAAAGGAGGTATGGAACACCGATGGAATACTCACCGTCCAGGCCACACGGGTGGTGTCCTTGACGAGGAGTCCGTCGCCATATCGGCCGGCCGCATAGGCCACGCCTGCCGCCTGGCTGGAGACCGGACTACCCAGTCCGGTTGTTGAGCCGTTCAGACGCCAACCGTAAATTTCGCCGGCTTGCAGTGCGTCTTCCTTGGCGATTTGGAACCGGGCATCCACGTTGGCGATTGCACCGTCGTAGGCCCACTGGCGCCTGGCCGCATCACTGCTCCAAGGGAAATTGGCCTCGAGCCACGTGGTTCGGTCATCTACCGAGGCCCCGAGACTGTTGAGCAGCGTGTTCTGAGCGCGAACAGGCGAGACAAGATCGACTTCAAACAAGTACTCGGCTATCTGCGCCCCCGTGCTCATGCGCAAAACGTTGTGACCGTTGACCGATACGACCGACGCAAAGTGCTTGGTACCCGGAAAGCCGAGCGCCTGCTCATCGCGCTCAAGAATCAGGTTGGCGTTTTGCGGTTGGGCAACCACGGTCGACACAAAGGTTGGCGTATCGCCGTAGATGCCGGGCGATGCGATCGCCTTGATCCAGAACTTACGCTCGCCATCAAACCCAGATGGTAACGTGTAGCTCGTGGACTTGACCTCGGCGACAAAGAGAGACGCATCCCAGGCCGCGCCTTCACGGAGTTCGTACCCAACGACTTCAGGCTCAGGATTGGGCTGCCAGCGAAACTCCAGCCGGTTTCCTGACTGCACCACATCGAACTGACGGACCGTAGACGGCGCCAGGAGGCTCAGGACAAAGGTCGTCACATGGGCGCTGTAGTTCCCTGAGGTGTCGTAGGCTCGGATGTGATACGGGTACAGCCCGGCGGCGCTTTGGTCATGGACCATCTGCGTGCCAGCGGTTTTAGCGACAAGCTGGCCGTTGTCCCAGCCGGAACCCACACGGACCTCGTAGCCCGCGAGGTCAGCATCTTGGACTTCATCCCAGGTAATCAGCAGATCGGAGACCCGGCGCTGAACCAGGAAGCCCGTGACATCCGAAGGCGGCAGCGTCTTGCCCAGCACCGTGGCGCTGTAAGTTGCAGGCACGCTCTCCTTGCGGGTAATACCTATGGCACGAAGGTTGAATTCATAAGCCCCCTCCTGTGCATCGCGGATTTCAACGTAATTGGCGCTGGTGAGCGGCAGACTGACAAAGTTGCCGCCGGCCACCCGGTAGGACAACCGGTAAGCGACTGCGGTCTGCACCTCATTCCATGAAACCTGCACCAGAACTTGCGCCTGATCTTTCACCCGGTAAAGGCTCTCCTGGACGCTAAGGCCGGTCGGTGCCGGCGGCATATCCGAGAGCACCGTGATCGAGCGAGGTTGTAACGCCAGCCCTTTTTCGATTGCATCGAATTTGCTTGGGTTGTGCGCCAGCGCGGTGACCTCATGCACACCCGGATCACGCTCGGCAACCGCAACCACCCGAAAGAGCTGCGGCTCAATGATCGAGGATGACAGCACCCAAATGGCACCTGGCTGAGGTGACGCGCTAAAGGGGATGGTCACCGTCAACGTCCGCCCCGAGATCGGCCCTACTAGGCGCTCTTCAATTGCCCCCGTAGGCAAGATCACAGACAAACGCCAGGGAAGATCCGCCGGAAGGTCTTGATCCAATGTGACCGTGCTAGCAGATGCGGCGGCGACCCGGCCTCCAAGCCGCATGCCACCTCGGACTGAGTCAGCCACTTTGATGACATCGCCTGGGCGTACCACAGCGCCCTCCAGTCCCGTGCGGAAGGTGACGATCTCGGATTCCGACTGCTCGGAGTACAAGAGCCATTTGCCCACGCGATGCGCCTGTCCTCTGGAGGTGCAGCCAAGCGCCACCACCTCACTTTGCACAATGCCGTAGCGAGCAATGCCAGTGGCGTCCTCAACGTACTCCACCTTCTGACGGTAAAAGTCTTCCGGATCATTCCAGGTGACCAAGGCCACGGTGTGGCGCGCTTTGGCAGAAGATCCTTGGTAAGCAAACTCGCCTTCAACCACGTTGCTGGGTGCGAACTGATAGACCGGATCAGCGGGGGCATCTTGCGTCACCGTGATGGCTCCGCCAGACCAGTACACCATTCCCCTAAAGATCGAGGCCATGTCCTGCACGACCTTGTAGGCTTGCTCCCGAGTCTGGAGATACAGGTTGCAGGTAAAGCGAGGCTCAAATCCTCCCAGGCCATTGGGCACCAGTTGATCGCAATACTGGGCTACTCGGTAGAGCGCCCACTTGTCGACCTGGGCCTCGGGGATATACCCACCCAGGCCATAGCGGGTACTGGTGACTAGGTCAAAAAAGCACCAGGCCGGGTTATCGGTCCAGGCGATCTTGAAGGTTCCGTTCCAAACCCCGCTGTAGGCCCGGGTGATGGGGTCGTAATTCACCGGGACCCGCACCCGTAGCAGCTTCATGTCATAGCTGCGCCGTGGAATGTTGGAAAACTGCGAGGCATCCACACGCAGTGCCACCAGGGCGCTGTTGGGATACCTCAGCTTGCTCTCAATGACCTCCGTGTACGAGTCGAAGAACGTCTTGTTCTGAACCGCGCTGGATGTCGAGTCCGCAGTAATTCGACGCACCCGAATTTCCCAAGGGCCACTGCCAGTAAGCGGCACGTAGTAGCTGCGCTGGTACTTGGTAGTGGTCTTGCCGGAGATCGTGTCATTGACGATCTCAACGAAGCCACCGCCATTGACCTGCCGATCAATGGCGAAGTTGACCGAGCTCCCGTTCAGATCGCCGTTGGTCGTGTCTTGGTTCGTGAGCTGCGGCACACTCACCTTGATGCGGACAGCGTCGACATCCGGATCAGTGATGGACCGCACAACTCCTGGACCGGACTGACTCGCCTTGACCTCAACGCCTACAACCACCTCGTTTTCAACGGAGGAGAACCCGGGCACATAGCTTTGCTGCTGGCTGCCGTTGCGGGTCTCCAGGGTGACACCTGAGAAGTTGGCAGTGCCGTCAGCGTTCTGGATGGGCGTGTCGTCCAGGTAGACCGACTGAAGGCCATCGACCAACCCTTCAATCTCACCCTCGGAGATGAGGTCAACCACCCGCGCATAGGCTTTTGATCGAAGGCTGTCGGGGGCCTCTTGCGCCACACGGGCGCTCCCTCCGCCTCCTTTACCGCCACCGCCAGCACCAATGATGAGCTTGGTCATGCAGCAATCTCGTCCACGTCGATCCCGGCACTGATCACGGCCGAGCCAACAATTAGCCGCCCATACCCAACAGGCACAGGATGCCCCTGAGCGGTCGTGTTAACCGCGCCATTGAAGCTGTAGCTGGGCTTGTTCTCAGGTCGCTCCGAGGGCTCGGTGGCCTTGGGCGTGGGGGCAATCATCTGCGCCACACCACCGAGGATCATGGCGGTACCCACCGAATAGAGCGTCGCCTGGGACAAAAACGCGCCCGACGCAGCCCAGCCCAGCGGGTTCCACCAGGCCACAGCCAGCAAGGCTGCCCCGAGCAATATTTGACCGAGGCCATTGCCACCCGCGCCAGAGACCACCGGTGCAATCGTGATGCGGTTTTGCCCCGTTGGCTCGTGCAGGCGATCCAGCGTCAGTGCCTCACGGCCGGCCAGCACGCGGTATCCGACGCCGCGCTCGCCAGAGGACACCAGTTCCCGCTCAAAAGCAGGGAAATTGGCTACCAACGCCCGAATGGCCTCCGCAGCCGACGAAATGGCCAGGCTATGCCTGCGACCAAAGCGGCGCCCGAGTTCACCGAGAAGAATGACCGTGACCATATCTAAGGATGTGTGTTGTGACTTTTTGCCAGTAGCCGCCGTAGACATCACGACTGGAAAGACGCCCCTGCAAGTGATGAAGAATCAGCCCCTCTCCGAGGTAAACCGCTGCGTGATTCGGAACGCTTGATGCCACCTGCATCAGGAAGCAGTCGCCAGTCTGGAGATCGCTCGCGTCTACCGGAGAGAACCCAGCCTGAGAGAAGTTCTCCATGTAGAGGTTCTCACCGTGCTTCCACCAATCGTCAAAGCGCACGAAGTTGGGCAAATCCACCCCGCGTTCTTTTCGGAACCAGTCGCGCACCAAGGCGTAGCAATCGAGTACGCCGTGAGACCATTCGCGGCCCACTAAAGGGGCAACGTAACCCATTGGTTCGATGCTGGCCCAGGTATCGTTCGGTACGCTCACGATGTGCCAGGGCAAGCCACTGGCCTCACACGCCACCCGGTCAGCCTGACTTGGCTCGGGCGGTAGGCCCGGATGGCTGTGCACCACGGCCACGATCTGCCCCTGCTCATCGGCCTTGACGTAGTCCTCGGGGTGAATCACGAACTGGTCCGTACCCACACCGATGTTTCGGCACGGCCAGTACACCTCCCGACCCTTGCGGATCACGAGCAGTCCACAAGACTCCCGCGGGAAAGACTCACGGGCGTGATCGAGCGCCAGGGCCCGGTTTTCAGAAAGCATCAGCGAATCAGCCCTGCAGCCGGAAAGCCACCAAAGGGCAACTCAGCGTTCTGTCCAAACCGCGCCTTGCAAGAGGACAGACGCTTGCCGCAAACGTCGAGACTGCTGGAGCCAACCAACTGATCGTTGGCATCGAAATAGACCGTGCCGGTGTACCCGCACTCGGAACCCCGGTAGCGCCAGGGACAGACGTTTTGGACGATCTGCCGGCGCGGGAGTGAGACTCCCTCCAGGTCAAACGATGCGGCGAGCTCAAACTCGACAACATCCCGTGTTTCTCTGGACTTGCGGTCGACGTAGTACACGTCGTCAGCAAATTCGGCCGAAGGATCTGCGGTCGAATTGACACCACCCTCAAAATTGACCGCATCCAGGTATTTCGCAAGCGTTCGCTTGCGTGTGATCTTGGCGCCCACCAAGTCCTGGTACGTGAGCACCAGCGCCGTGATCGTCCCGGTGACATTCGCTACCCGCAGGCGCGGCCGAGGAACTTGGCCATTGCCGTTGAGCTCGAAGCCTTCGACCTCGATGGGAAATGCCTCAAAGGCGTTGCCTTGCCAGACGACCCGCTGCTGTAAAGCGTTGGTGCCAGCATGAAAGCGAACCGGTCCCTGTCCAAACAGTGCTAGATCCAGCACAAAGAGTTCGATCACACTGCTGGGCGCGAGCTTTTGAATTTCAGAGGAGATGGACTGGACGGTCATGACAGATCGAACACCTGTTTGAAGGTTGCCCGAACAGACTCGACATTGGGCTCATCCACTGATCGACTCCATTCCTCACAAACGAACTTGGCCGAAGCTCCTCCTGGTGGCGTCCAGTCAAAGGCCTGCACTGCACCGCGTGCACGTAGGAACGCATCGATCGCTGTTGCTTCTGTGCTGGTTCGCCCCCGAAACTCTAAGGACCAGACCTGCGGCTGCGTATTGATGCCGAAGGCCAAGCGCTGCTCGTAGCCGTCGCCGAAGGCCACACGGCGTACATTGGGCCGGATGGACAAATTGGCGCCGACCGATGGTGTCCAGGTGAACGTCGCCACTTACACAGCCCTCCGGCTGTCAAGCAGCCCACCGGCTCGCTTTTGTGCCAGCAACTCCTGGCGAACAGCACTGGCAATCGCACGCCCCAGATCGCGTCCGCCCGGGTCGTCCCCTCGGCTGGAAGCACCCGCATCCGAAACGCTGACCGAGATGTTGAAGACATCCCCACCAGACGCGCCACCACTCATCGTGACCGGAATGGAGCGACCGTCAGGCAGTGGGACGTAGGCTTCTGGTCTGCTGCCTTCGCCAAAGAGCGCCAACTGGGGTGAGTTAGCAATGCCGCCCGAGGCATAGCTGCGCAAGGCCATGGGGCCAGCAGAGGTCATGACACCACCGCCCGCAAAGCCAAAGAAGCCCATCATGGCGTTGGCCAGCGGGACCGTGATCGCTCGCTGAATCTGAATTCGGATCAGGTCGGAGATGATCGAGTTGGCCAAACTCTTGAAGTCGAGCTTGCCAGTCATTACGAACTGGGTGAGCGCATCGGTCATGCCGTTGAACGCCCGGCTTGTGATGGACTCGATTTGCTTACCCATCGCCTCGGCATCTTCAATGAAGCTCTTGAGCCCCTTCTGAAATCCAGCGGTGAAGGGTTCAGCAATTTCCTTCGCCCGCTGACCCAACTCCTTCGCCCCGGCTGCGGCAGTACGGGCACTCTCTGCGATCTGGCGCATGGACTCTGCAAATCGCTCATTGCCCGGCGCCGATTCAGCTACTGCGCGCGCCTCGGCGGCCA